ATGTATTCGTGATCAAAATCATCGGCCTCTTCAATATCATCATAGATTAATTTATAATCATCAAATCTAGACATATTAGCACACATAGCCAGCATGGTCATTGCTAAAATACTTTTTCCTGCATGGCTATCACCAATTAAATTTGCAAGCTTTCCTTTCTTAAACGCACCAAAAGCATTATTGGAACAAGCAAGGTTGAACATAGTTGATCCAATGGGTATTAGATCTTCTGTTTTATGAATAGGAACAGTGCTTATTATTTTTTCTTTTACAGGTTTTCTACTGCTTTTTGGCATGTGTTCTCCATAAAAAAGCCGGGACCAAAAGATCCCGGCTTGTGTATTTTGCAGATTATTAATCTACGTCAGATAATTCACTGCATTCATCCCAATAATCACAATCATTGCATTCATCAAAGCTATCGCAATCTTCTCCGAATATCCCTCCTCCAGGGCATTTCTTTTTCTTGCCTTTCTTGCCTTTCTTGCCTTTTGAAGTATTCTTCTTGGAAGATTTTTTAGACGATTTTTTAGAAGATTTCTTAGAAGATTTTTCTTCCTCTTCTTCTTCATCATCTTCATCCTCTTCATCTTCCTCATCATCCTCACTTTCTTCTTCATCATCTTCATCTTCTTCTTCGTCTTCATCCTCCTCTTCGTCGTCTTCTTCATCGTCTTCGTCTTCATCTATTTCATCACGTTTCTTCTTGTTGGTGTTTTTCCTTTTTTGTTTTCGCTTGTTTTTGGTTTCGGTTACATTTTCATCATCTTCTTCATCTTCTTCATCTGCGTCTTCCGCATCTAACATAGCTTTGAGTTCTTTATAAGACCTGGATTTCAGAACTTCATCAAGATTGATTACATCATCAAGAATGTCTTTATCATAATCATCACGTTCCTTGAAATCTATTCTTGATGCTTTGGGGAATTTGTTCGTTCCCATTGTAGCTTCTTTAAAACGCACTGATAAGGTAAATCCACCTTTCAGTTGGGCAAAACGTGCATACCCAAGATCTTCATCTGATTCACGAATTTCTTCATCAAGCATTTCACCGAAGTTAAAATATGATATAGTGAAAAATTGAACACCTTTGTCTTGTTCCTTTAAATCAATGACATTAAAACCCTGTCTTTCTTTTCTCTTGATAGCCCCAGCCATTTTTGCATCGTCTTCATCACCTGATTTGAGAAGATCTCTATACTTTTCACACACAGGGCAGGGCTTACCAAATGAACCGAGACAAACGACTTTTTCTTTGTCAGGACCTACATTATAATGAATGTAGAATGTACGTTCATACCACAATTTACCTTTTTTCCTACCAGTAGGATGATTTTTGTCAGTAATTCTGTATGGCAGGAAATCCAACTCATAAGTCTTCTTTGATTTTGGATTGAAGAAATCTACATTTTCTGGAAGATTAAATAATACACTTCCATATTTGTTTTTGCTTTTTTCTGATTGTGTTCTTACATCAGATGACATATCATCTTCATCGTCATCATCTGTTCTTGTTTTCTTTTTTGATGATTTGGTTTTGGTCTTGTTCAGCTTTTCAGACTTTTTGGTGGTTTTCTTGGGTGTCTTTTTCGCCATTTACAAAGCTCCTTTATTTAGTATTTGTTACACGTTTGACGTATTCATAACGCATTTCATAGTAGGCCCTCAATGCAGCACGAACTACTACATGACACCATAATGGAATAGCAAAATAAATCAAAAAAATGATAAAAAGCCATGTTAGGATCTCATTAAAAATATTCATTTGCTTTTCCTTTTCTTCTTTTTCCGTATTACATCATCTCCGGATTCATCCATAGCCTCCATAATCTTTTTTCTGGTTTTTTCTCTTTTTATCTTTTTGATATGTTGCCTGGCTTTTGGATCATCTTTTGGTTCATTAGGAGATACAAAGTACTCCATTGCCATGAGGCGCATAGCTCCCTCTAATGAGGATCGTCTTTGTTCCATAGTTTTGACTGATCCACCTAGTACTTCAGCTTCATATTTTGCTTGATTGTGTGTTTCCCATGCTGTGTAATATTCTTCCATTGCATTTATATATTGAGGTTGGACCTTGACACAAGCTTCCGTTGTTGAGTCAGTGGCTTTTTCAAGATCAAATGCTTCAGGATCATTTTTTATTTGTAAAAATAGATCAGATTTTATTCTGTCTACTTTTTCTTTTGCCCTCTCTACTTCAAGCCTAGCACTGTCTCGTTTTTTTGATGCAATGGCATATGCATCTGAGTAATCACCAAATAAATTAGTGTGCTCAAACCATTCTGTGTCCAATTCATCCGGGTCAATTTCTCGATCCATATTAGGCACTAGGCCATATTTTTCATAAATTTGCTCATTCATAAAACCCCCTATTATTTAACAACATAGCATAACCGCCCATTTCGTGTGCAAAAATTTTCAACTTTTGTGCATTCATAATTTTGGCAGTGTGCAAAAAATTGCGTATACATAGGTAAATTTTTTTGACTTATTTACGATTTAATAAGTTATGCGTTTTGTATGCTGCTAGAACAAGACCTGCATCTCCAGAGTAGAAAAAATTATCTGCAAATTGCTCTATACATACTGATGCTATATTAGGTTTTCTATTTTTTAACAATGCTTGTTTAAAATATCCTAATACAGCTCTTCTTATAGATTCTGCTTCTTGTTCCAGTCCTGATATAATTTTTGATATCTCCTCCCATTTTTTACTTTTACAGTTCTCTAAAGCAAAACAAAGCTCGATTGTTTTGTTTACCTCTTTAGCCTTGTTTTTAGCCATTTTTTTCATTGCCGAGGGTTCACCTAGAACAAGTACACTGGAGAGAATTTTGAGGGCATCTCGTGGGTGTCCTATTGAAAGCTGAGCTACTTGTTCAAGTACTTCTTGGGGCACTTCGGTTTTCTCTTTTTTGCAGACATCAGATAGTAACGAAATTAAAGCTGTCTCTCCTAATGTAGACATTTTAAATGTTGTACATCTACTACGTATTGTAGATAGTAATTGATCTGGTTCAGTAGTACACAGAATAAAATACACATGTTCTGGAGGTTCTTCAAGAGCTTTTAACAAACTATTTTTTGCTTCCTTAGATAGCTGATGACATTCATCCAGTATCCAAACTCTTGTTTTTCCATACATGGGTTTATGATACATTACCCTACGTAATTCACGTATAGTATCTATTCCTCTATAATGAGCTACGTCTACTTCAGTCAAATCAAATTCTGAGCATTGTAAGTGGCTGGCTAATATACGTGCAATTGTGGTCTTGCCACAACCATACGGGCCAGTAAGTAGAACTGCGTGGGGAATACTTTCATTTTCAATATGAGCTTTGATTGTTCTCTTTGTTATCGAATTACCTGCAATATCATCAATTGTTTGTGGTCTATGCTTTTTATGTAACTCAGGAACTGGTTTCTTTTTCCTCTTTGCTTTTGCCATTTAATTTCTCCTTTAGGCGCATTGGGATTGTAATAGTGTATTTTACATCACCAGTAGGAATTGATCCTAATGTCGGTACAGTATTGGGTAAATAAGGATCATGTTCTGTTTTAATAGATATACCACTTAATTCATCTTCCTCATGTGCATGATTTATCATGAAATCAGCTAACTTTTTGAGTACGTTTGCTATTGCAAGTATATTATATCTTTTTTCATATTTTCGTTTCTTCTCAGTCAAATATTCAAGATATTCTTGTTCTTTTTCAGTCAAGTAGTCAATATGTTTTTGTTCTTCTTTAATTCGTTTTAATTCATCATTCATAAAATCCTCCTATGTGCAGATACGTGAGCAAATTGATGTTCCTTTACAAGGACACATATCACATCCCTTAGCAAAAGGAATATCAATTGGTTTCCAACAAATAGGGGCTACTGGTGTTTCAAAATTACCATCAGCTATAAACCACCAAGCTGGTATGTATATTGGAGGTTCCCATATATCATCACAAGATTCATACATCTCTCCCCCAAATTGGACTACATACGGACCATCCGGTACTACACCAAAGGCTTCACAATGTGCTCCATAAGTAGTCAACGTATAACCACCATCACATGTGTATGGATCTGAATCATGTATACACCATGCTAATATTCTTGTACCGTCTTTGGGAGCTGTGTTTATTGGTTGCCATTTCATAGCAATCTCCCTATCTTTTAGGATTTTCTAATTGTCTTCTAAACACTCAGCCTCAATATATAACATATTATTGATTTTGATAGCTTCAGAATAAATACCAAATACTTCAGGTAATTCCTCAGTCATACACCACACTGCCAATAAAGCTGATTCTTCAATACCTTTATCTAAATCTACTGTTATTTTTGTTTTATTAGGCAGGGTAAAAAATATTTGGAATGGATCATCACATGAATCTACATCCAAACCCATTATAAGATTTTCTCTGTCATTGTTATTGTATTGGGTAAGCTTTCTTGTCATTCCATGTTCCTCCTCTTGGGGCTACATCAGCTTCTATTTCAAGAGATGTAATAATAAATGGATAAACCTTGCGTATTTTTTTGCACATAATTTCATTTGCCATACCTAGATAATCATTCAATTCTTTATAGTGTACATAGGCAACAATACTGTCATGAATCTGCCCAAATATTTTTGTTCTCCATTTACCTCTTTTTAATTCATTGTGAATTTCAGTAAGGGACCATAAAAGACAATGGAATGCTGCATTTTGAATAGGGTAGTTGATGATTTTGTTCTTAGTCATTGCGCCCTGGAATCTAAAACCAAATAAGGAATCTCCGTATCCTTTTTTGTTATAATCTTCTACTCTGAATTCTCTCCATTCCTTGTACACCGGAAATCGTTTATTCCAAAATATGTCTTCAATCTTTTTGATGTGTAATTCAAATTGATGATAGTTCTTTATTCCTTTTTTCTTCAGATGCTTTTTTAATGGTGTTCCGTCACGTAGTGTGAGTTTATATTTGTGAATATCGTTCCACAATTGAAGAGCACATGATCTCCAGAAATCACCATAGAATTCAGGAAACACAAATGAATTTTTTGAAACTTTTCTTATTTCTTTCTCACATGTGTTTTTATCAAGATCACTCAATAAATATATATCTATTGCTGTGTCTTTATGCATATCAGAATTTTTATCTTCAAGGTAGGTAAACATATTTGGGTCTTTATGATACCATTCTGAAGACATTACTTCTATACCAGAGTAATCCAATTCAACAATTTGGAAGTTTTTATCAGCTATTATAGCTTTGCGAACCAAAGGTCCCATTACAGGGTTTCTGATAGGTAAGTTTTGAAAATTGATAGCATCTGAGCTATTATGCACACATAATTCATTTGCTATAAAATTATGACAATCTTCAACTTCTAAATCATAAACATCAATATATTTATTTATATGCTCAACATCAGTTATAACATGATTACCAGGAGTGAATTCCCCAAATTGATTTGCCCATTTTCTATTGATAGGTATATTATAATATTCACACAAATCAATTAATTTATAATAATTGTGTCCTAATATTTTTTGTGTTCTATTTCTGCCATGTTTTTCAATAAGATTTTTTAATCTATTTTTTGATATATATTTTCCATTTTTATCATAACGAAGTTTTATATTCTTTATATCTATATTATGATAATTGGCATACCATTTAAAAACAGTAAACCCATAGGATACTTTTGTGAGATTTCCTTTTGCTTTTGCTAATTCTTTAAGACAAGTAAGTTTTGATAATTTTAAAGATGAAGGATTATCAAATCCATATTTTTGTTTATATATTCCATCAGCCCAATTTTTCTTTATGGCTTTTATATTATTATTTCTCGATTTTTTAGTACAAATTGTATTAATACAATGTTTTTTTGAATGTTTTGAAAGTGTTGTTTTTTGCAAATTAGAAGGTTCATGGTTTAAATGATTTTCATCTTTATGATGTATTACATGATCTTTTCTTATAGAACCTTTCATGTATTTATAAACAAATCTGTGTTCTTTTATACCTCTTCCATTTTTTATGTGACCAGTAAAATTTAATTCATCTTTATATCTATGACAAGATAAAATTCTTCTTTTTGGAACGTGTTTAGATTCATATTCTGATCTTAAATCAGAAGTCATTATTTCATCTGCTCTTATATAAGAACCATCAGTTTTTCTTATCAAATGTTCAGGAGTAACATCCAAATATCCAGTACGATTTTTGCTTTTCCAGTGAACACGCACTACTTTTTTATGTCCAGTTTTTCCTGCCCATAGAACCTTTTTTATGGTTGGTTTTAAATCATCATCATAACAATAAACATAATCACCCACTTTTATTTTTTCTATAGGTACTCCATCAGGATATTTTTTATAATCTCTGACAGCTAATACTTTAGATCCTTTAGCTACACAGGAACGATATGTTTGTGTTAGATTCAAATTAAAGAAAGGATGCACATAGCCATCAACATTCTCTTTTATAATGCCTCTGAGATATGTGTTTCTGACTTTTTTCTTTTGATTATATTCAATAAGATCATCAATGAATGGTTCTTTGGTCAGTTCTAAAGCTTCTTGAGATGTGGATGGCTCACCTGTATCAGTGAATTTTGCTGGTTCATGACCAAGCTCATTATATAATAAATCAGCTAGTTGTTTATTTGATTGAAGACTAAATCCTTTGCCATGCTTATGCTTCCATCGTCTTACTGCTTCATATCCATATAGTGATTTTGTTAAATGATTTAATCTTTTATTGAGTTTACGGTATTCTTGTTTGCAATATCCTATATCAACCTTCATTCCGTTCATTTGGATTTCGGATAAAGCAATTGCTCCATTATGTAATAATTGATAGGCTTCGTATGTGGTAGGAGCTATTTGAATACTATGTCTTGTTTTAGGAGAAACTTTCGATTGCTTTGTAGATTTTTTTGAATTCTTTCTGCGGGTTCGTTGTGGCTTTTGGATCGTACTTAATCCCATAATTAGTGATCCCCATATTTATCATGTGTACTATTCCTAATCTCATTGTAAACATACTATCCATACCATTATAAATTAGAACTTCTTTAATCGGGGCTTCCAATATCCTGTTAAAGTCATTGCCCCTTTCAGCTTTCATGTATTCACTCAAGTGGCTGTCATAATCACATACACCAAAATTTACATATGCTTGAAATTTTAATGATGTAATTCCACTTCTATTATCAATACAATGAGACGTGAGCATAGTATCCATGAATATTCCATTCAATTCAGCATCCAATAATACTTTGCTCCACATTTTTTCATAATTAAGATTATGTACTATCTTTTTTATGTGCTGACATTCCAGCAATGTTTTGAATTTGGGTTGTATCTCAGGAAACAATTTAAATGCTGTGGCATGAAAGGGATTTTCACTTATTGCTGCGGTATATAGTTGGTGTCCTTGTTTATGAGGTTTTCGTCCTGTTGCTTCATAGTCAAAAGCAATTAAAGTAGTATCTCCATAAATCAATTTATCCAGGTAACTATCAATTTGTTCTGGATGTTTCAATATTTGGATTCTTTCTTCTTCATCAGTATGAATAAAATTGGGCAATGGTTTATCTAATAGTTTAACTGCCACATTTAAATCATCTTCAAATATTTTTTCAGCAACTTTTGGAGTTTTCTCATGTGTTATATAAGAGGGTTTGAAGGTGGGCACTATCCAACATTTGAAATCTTTGTCAGGAATAGCCCACCCTCTCCATTTTGTAATACCCCCTAGATCTTTTTTCCATCTATGTCCTATTATGGAACGAACTGCTTGTTCACCAAATAGTAAGATTACTTTTGGTTTGTATTTGTCTATTGTTGTCAATATGTAAGGACGACAACATTTTACTTCTTCTGCTTTGGGAAATCGTCCTTTTTCGGGACGACAATTAATAGCATTGTGTTTTATACAGTCAGTATCTATATCTATGTCAAACAATCTCTGCATTTTTCTTTTTAAAAATTTATCAGGTTTATCGGAAAGTGGTTCTCCAAATCTGTCCTCTCTTGCTCCTGGCATTTCAGTCAAGAGCATTAAATCTTTTTCACAATTACCGTATGGTTTGACTTTTGGATTCTCACATTCATTATTTAGTCCACATTTACCACATAAAGGCGCAGATTTGCGTGTATCTTTTGATTTGGAAATCAATTGAGAATTGTTGAAGAATCCTTTCATAACCCAAATCCTGTGGTACTGTTATCATCCTTTGTTAGTTGGAACTGATCGAAAGGAATATGACTATACCGTGTGAGATTCGCATAGTAGGCCATAATCTTACGAAGGGTATATAGATCCCAATTGTCGTCAACATAAGTTCCCTTTGTTAAAGAATGTTTTCCTTTCAATGGTTGGAATCTCATAGGAAATGGACGTGCTCCCCATTCCAATGATTTGTTCAGTCTATACAATGTATCATCTAATGTATCTTTGTAACCAAATAATACATAGGTTTCTATGTCCTTTATCCCTTCAGCTTGAAGCTTTTTGATAGCATCGTGTACTTTGGTTTCGTATTTTACATTGTCAAATCCAATAATAAGACGAACTTTCTTTAATTCAGCAATACGTGCTGCATTTTCTTTTGTGACTTTCCGGGCCTCTATGCCTTGCAAATCAACATAAGGCAGTATTTTGAGCTTATCAATTGCTTTGTTAAAGTGCTTCTTGGAACAGGAAAGGAAGTTGTTGTCACAAACCATTGGCCTGGGAGTCCACTTCTTCAGTTCCCTATAAGGACCGTCTACTTTATCTACGGAGCAGAAGGAGCACGCATTGGGGCATCCCCGAGTAGTGTACGTGGCAAAAGGATTATGCATTATCAAAGGCTCAATACCCTGGAGGTCATCTTTCGTGCCGACTTTGGCGAATTTTTCAACGTACTCCGGTTGAATGTATGCAGCCGGGCCTCCTACCAAGACTCTCCCTTTCTTCCATCTTTTAGCTATATCTCTTGCTCTTGGCAAATAGAAAGTAAAGGGCACAGAAAGGTATAAGGTCGTTCCAAATGACCAAAAGACCACGTCTTTAGCCCACCAATTACCTACTTTGGTAAGATCAGGTTTTCTTACCTTCTTAAAAGGATTTTTGCCGACTTCCATGAAACAACCCCTTTAATTGATTAAAGACATAACATGTACAAATTTCTCCCCTGAAAAATTTATTATATTCGCATTCGTGTTTAATCTAGCAGAGTTCATTAATTTTAAAATCTGTCTCAGAAACGTGGGATGAATGTTGAATGTTACATATTTTTTGTTCTTGTTGTTTTTGTACTTCACATGTTCAGTGTATTTTCCATTCGGCCCTTTACTTTGTAAAATCAGTTCATCTTTTTTCAAAGAGATTGTGACTTTCTCATTGTCAATTGTTGACCGATCCAAAACAATTTCTGCTGCCCGAAGAGATTTATCCAAGCCATCAGGAAAATCAATTTTGATTTTTCCTTCAGTTATAAAATTGCCCACTTTTGGGAATTTCTCTTCAAGCAATCTACAGGACACAACTATATTATTTTTGTCATCAGAAAAGTGTGCCCATCCGTCATACGCTGCGTATTTTGTTAATTCAGGATAGTTAGGTAGGATCTTGATATTGTTTGCTTGTATCAAGATAGGATCTAAAAAGGTGGGTTTGTCGAGGAAGAATCTGGTAATGCGGTAATTATCGCATGACTCTACCACATCACCATTAAGGTGCAGACTATTGAGGACTGGTTTGATTGTGTGCGGACTTACTGAGAACTTACAGAACTCAATTGCTTCCATTGTATCAATGGCAAGATCAATCCATTCAACTTCATCAGGATTAAAATTTATAATTTCAGACAAAGGCAGTTCAATATCTTTTACAATAGCTAATTCAATTTTCTTTCCTTTACCTTTTATACACAGTTCTTTCTTTGTTGTATGTACATCAATTTCTTTGTCTTCTATTTTATCCAAAAATCCTAATAATTCTTTTGCTGGTACGGCTCCTTCAACATCAGTTCCAAAAGGAGATTTAAATGATACTGCTATTTCATCATTAAAAGTAACAATGTATCCATCAATAAATACAAATGAAGTTGATTGTTCTATGATCTCTTTATCAGCAAGACCAGGGGCCGCTTTGTTGAGGTCTTCCAATAATTGTTTTCTGTTATACAACATGCTAATCTCTCCTACAGAATAAATTATAAAAACGCAGACCCTTGTGTATTCCTTTTTCCAGCCCATTATGGACTTCAAAATACGTATTTATTGTTTTGTTCAAAACATCATCATTTGGTTCAGTCCTAATGCAATCATGTTCAATTATAATACATGGTTTTTTGAAAGTTGCAACCACTGTTTTAAAGCATTCTTTCCTTTTTCTTCCATCTATTATGAATAGATCAAAATCTAAATATTTCGTTACTAATTCACAATAATTTGGATCATCAAGTTCAATATGAAAAACAAAAGTATTTTTGTATTTATCAAAATCATTTTTTATCATTTCATTAACAACATCATTTGCCCATTTTGGATCATGTTCAACTGCTATCCATTTTTTTACCATACATCCCCATCGTACAGTACTACCACCACTACCCCATTCAAATACTTTTATATCAGGTTTTGAATTAAAAAACGCATCTAATATATCTATTTCTGAACCTAACATGTACGGATTCATTTCTTTACCCCTGAGTTATATCTAAGGTCAAACTCATGCAATGCCCCAACCATATTAACATCAGCATTTATTCGTTTGCAAAACAATGGGAAGTGATTTTGTATTGTTTCAATTTTGTATTGTTTCAATTTTGATTTCCATGCATTCTTCATAATTTCTATTTTCAAAAAACTCCTCAATATTAAAACGTACAGTATCTACCATACGTTCAAGTAATATTTGTCTATTGTCATTAACATTTGTTTGTAAGCAGATATTTTTAATGAACCCATCAGATATAGCTCTATATCCTTTTCTGTCCATAAAAGAATTCACAACATCATTTTTGTTCCTGTATAGATGCACATACAAAGTATCTTGATTTTTGTATTTGCGAGAAAGAATACCAAGAAACCAAGATAATCTGTTATCTACTTCAATATGATATTCTGGATAATTGAATCTGCCTTCTATAGCAGATATTTTTGATTCGTGCGCAGCCGTGTAATTCTTTATGTGCGAACATGCTTTTGCAAATGATAATGTTCCACATCTACCAGTGCCTAAAATGAATATGTTTTTATAAGTAGGTTTCATAATAGCACTCTCATTTTAAAATGAATTCTGACATAGTACTATCTTCTGGAAATATATAAGGCTTTTCTTTGTTGAATCCATTTTTCTCATACCATTGAGGAGTTGCGTGCATCCCCTGTTCCCCAATATATTTTGCTCTTGGTACAAAAGTTGTGATCTTGTTTACGTTATGTTTTTTTCTAGCTGTGTCCATAACAGCATCATGGGAAGTTGCATTTACTCCATAGACTTCTTTAATTTTGTCATGAGGACGTCTTCTATAATCATCACCAATCATTTGCACATATTCAGATAAAGTATTGTGTATTGGATAATAAGCACTTTTAGGCATTAAATATCCCCACCAATGTGTACCTGTATAAATTACCTCATTCAAATGGCTTTTGAAATCATCTTTTGGAATTTGTCCAGTTCTATCATTTGCTTGAACAATGCAATCAGGAAATTGACGACTCATCCTAATCAATAATCCTATGTAATACGGACTAATTACCATATCATCTTCAAAGAACATTACTTTATCAAAAACATCATAAAGGAAATGTGCCCTGTATTTCATCTTTGCTATACCTTGATTAACAGGAGATGAATATATATTTATGGCAGTTTTCTTATTTCCTTTTTTGCAGAATAAAGAACTGTAAGTGTGTATCAATCTAAGAGACTCATAAGTACCTTCTTTGCTGCCATACTCAGCTTCAATGGCTGGTGATATGTTGCCATCTTGGAAAAAGAACCAGGGATAATTAAAAGTTGCTTTGTTTTGATAAATACTTTCTAACACTTTTTGAAGATATGTAGGTCTATCAAAACTAAACAAAGCAAAAGCTAAATTTTCAGCCATAAAAGCCTCCGTGTATAGTTCGACCAAATAAAAAAATGCCGGGGCATAAATACCTCGGCATTTTATAATTATGACGCTATGTCATTTGATGGATTGTATTACTTGCTTTTCTTTTTGCCAGTGGACTTCTTGCCAGTGGATTTCTTTTCGCTGGTCTTCTTGCTGCTGGTCTTCTTGCTGCTGGTCTTCTTACCAGTGGATTTCTTGCTGTCAGCTTTCTTTGCAGCTTCTTCTTTTGCAGCCTTTTTTGCAGCAGCCTTATCCTCATACTGGCCGATCTTCAGATTACCAGGATTGACCATCTTCATTTTGTCACCCTTGGTTTCCAAGAGTCCGATCACATCAAGGAAAGGCTTGAAGTGGTCATAATGTGCTCTTGCACCACCAGGATTTTCCTGACCACCAGCGTACTTCTGGTACATCTTGTCGATATTTTCAATGATTTCCTTCTTTGTACCACCTGTCAAGAAAGCATCCCGGACTGCATGTTTCCGAGTATAATTCGGATTCTGCCGAGTCTTCTTGGGTTTCTTTTCTTCCTTTGCAGGTTCTTCCTCTTCCTCTTCTTCGTCTTCTGGAGTGAGTCCCAATTCCTCAGCAACAGCATTGCGAAGATCCTTTACCTTCTTAAACTTGCTGGCCTTGGTCTTGAGGTCATTTTCTTTGATGAGTTCTTTCAACTCTTCCTTGTCCATTTTTTGGACATCTTCAAAAGTTACTTCTTCATCTTCCTCTTCTTCTTCGTCTTCTTCATCCTCCTCTTCATCTTCCTCCTCTTCTTCATCTTCTTCATCCTCTTCATCTTCCTCCTCTTCTTCATCGGAGGACTCTTCTTCTTCATCCTCTTCGTCTTCTTCATCCTCTTCGTCTTCTTCGTCTTCCTCTTCTTCGTCCTCTTCGTCCTCTTCGTCCTCCTCTTCATCTTCCTCTTCAGAAGATTCTTCCTCGTCTTCTTCCTCTTCTTCGGCATCGTCCTCTTCAGCCAACTCTTTCGTCCATCCTAACTTTTTCAGTGAATCCCATACTTCATCACTGAATTCATCTTCAGGATAAACATTGCTCAGGTTATCCTTGATTCTTTCTTCCAATTTCTTTTGGGACAAGTCCACATCAATTTCTGGATCGAGTCCGCACACATCATTCATTTCCTGAGCAACTTTCTTGAGTTTCTTCAAGCTGATTGCCATAGTAGCCTCCTAACGGTTGGGTTAAAGTTTCATTTCATTTTGCGCCGTTTAAATACAATATAGCATACCCGGCCAATTCATCAACACATTTTTTTTAAAATTTATACACCTGGAATACTTCCTACAAAAGAACCTAAATAGGGCTTGCCCATGCGTAAAGATTGGAGAACAGTTACCTCATTTGTTACAGTCATATCATCTTCTCTCAACAACACCGTTCCAACTCTCATGCATCCATACAATTCCTCCGTTCTGGTTTTATTAAAAGAGAACATATGTGTAACATGCCCAAACTTTCTTTTATCTTCATTAAAGTTGGTCATGTCAAGATTTCTTTTTTTGTATCCCTTAGCATCTGATTGAGTACCTGTAGCAATACAGTTCTTCCACTTCTGTGAAAGATCTCTCATTCCCTGCCACTTCTCATCTTCTTGATGACGTTTTTCATTGTATCGAGAATTTGTTTTCAAAATATCTGCATAATCAATTACGACAAGGTGTGCTATAAAATTATCTTTTTCGTACCACTCTGTCAACTTACGATCAATATCGTTTACTGTAGCTTGACCCATGCCCCAAGCTACTCTTTTAAATGTTCCTTGATAATAATCAGTAAACTCAGCAATACGTCTTTTTGCTTCAGGCCATGTCCATATATCTTTCTTTACTTCTTTCCACCATATTGATCCTTTGAAATTCTCACGTAAGGAACGATCTTTATGGCATTCAATACATGGTATATGGTCTGGTTTATCTTTGTAGGTATACATACCTATTATATTTCCATCATCATCAACACGTATAATATCGGAATCACCTTCAGAGCATTCCCCGTTTTGATTATAATAACAATCAAGAACAGGTACTAAAAATTTTCCTGCGTGTCTTTTTCTTGTTGGTTTTCCTGTTATGTGGGATATAACACGTAAATCAAATTGATCCATTGTCATATCACCGGCTTCAAACACTGCTACGTTTTTTCCTTGCTTCATACACTGGACAGCAAGTTCAGTAAAAAAATGGGTCTTCCCTACTTTCTCGCGTCCCATATATCCTATAAAGGATTCTTTTTCAATATCTCCCATAAGAGCTTTTAATGCACCAGGGGGAGTAAAGATTATTTTTTTCCGTCTTTCAATTTCATCAATGCCATATGAATCAATTAATCTGTCGATGTTTTCATTGGTAAATAGATCTTCATATTTATCAGCGGATCTTTTTATTGCATAGAAATTTGTACGCAATTCCTCAGCCATTTCCAAATCTTCGTTTTCGATAGCTTCATTTAATTCATCAGTGAATGTTTTGTATTTTCTAATGCTGAGATATTTCGTAGCTTTATCTATCCAATATTCATGATCGTATACTTCTTGTTGTTCGTACTCATCAGATAAATTGTTTAAGAAATTTTCAACTACATCTGATAAATCAGGATCTAAATAATCCTTTTTTTGATTGAATATATCTTGAATAGCTACTCTTGGTGCAGTCTGATAATTTTTGAAAAAGTCAACACACCACGTACAAATCGTCTTTGCTATTTTGGTTTGTAAATACTCACTACTGTATATAGGAATAATTTCTTTGCACAATCTATCACTTACAATTAATCCCTTAATCAATTCTTTTTCAGTTTCAATATCTTTTGGTTTTGTACGTCTTATCCTTTTCTCAATATCACTCTTCATATAATGGACCACCTTTGCTGAAGGATAGACCTAAATACTCTTCCCATTCATTGATGAATTTTTTAAACATATTTCCATTTGATTGAAGTCCTTTTGGAGTTATGCTTTTGAATGTATCAAAATCTCCTTTTAATAAAAAGGTCTTGAATTTCTCCGTCATCATTTTTGCAGAACTGAATTTAGAATAGAACACATCTGACATGTGAGGATCATTTTTAATTCTATTGTGGGCCATGTTTTTATAATACTTCTGTAGATCTTTTGCAGTATTAACGAGGTCTTGTTCATACTTCTGAATATCATCTTGACACCTGAGCGTCTTTAGAGCATACTCCAATTTATTGTATATTTGTTTGAGTTCGTCACTCAAACAATCTTTTGGTTTCTTCACTTCAGTTAGGCCAAACTTGAAAGCGGTAAGAAACCAACTCTTTCCTGTCCTGGGGTTGTAGATTGCACTGGCCAGATTTTTTGGTACAACTGCCTTATTATCTGGCCAGTACCCCATCTTGTGCTGCTCATTTATTATCTTTATTACCTTCCGAATTTCTTTTACAGTCCATTCCTTTTCCAAATCATCTACTGATACACCATTGCCTTTAAAATTCTTTACATTTATTTTTTCGATAAGTGTTCCTGTGCGTAATGCTTGGATCAATTCTAGGCACTGTTTATAGGTGCGTGTATTTTTTCTATGCGTGGTCAAATTGGGTTGTTCGTTCCAGTAGCGGAATAAGCTGATATTTTCTTTATTCTCATATCGAGCCTTGGCTTTTACCTCATCGCTGAACAACTTTCCGTTGCCGGAAATTTGTGTGGCGTCTTTGGCCAAAGATACAGGCTTATTTTGGCTTTTCCTAAGCTTCTTGGAGTTGGGGTTGGGCGAAGCCCCATTCCCCTTTCCTGGGCTAATCTTTTTGGTTCCTGGTTTTGTACTGGATCTTTTTACTGGACGAGTTCTCTGTGATTTGGATAGATTTTCTGGCTCAGTTTTAGATGTTCTTTTTAAAGGTTTTTCTTTAACCGGGCCGGAAGGCCCAATAGAATCCTTAAATTCTTCGTAAGAAGAATTCTGAGGATTGAATGAAGTCTGTGGGGTAGTATATGTATCCTCGCCATGTGTGGCGTACCCCCTTACCAAATTTGGTAAGGGGGTAGGTGAACTGTTTGAATTATTTGCACATTTTTTTTCTTCTCTATTTGTGTTGTCTGGAAGGGTAAAAGTGATTTCATATATCTTTTCTGGAACAGGTTCAAAATAAACAATACCTGATTCTCTTCTAAAATCATTTCTGATTTCTGTACGTATATC